TTTCTTATTGTCAGTGTCATAATGTTGTAGGGTTTGTCAAAACTGAGAGTTCTTCTCACAGCATTCCAATGATCAGAGTCAGGTATGCTAGGACTAGCACTGACATCAGACCTGTAGGTGCTACTCACTTACTTTTTTCTTACCAATATTGTACTTAGTCTCAAGAGACCAATCGTGTTTCTCTTTATATGCTATGACTTTTATTTGATTCAATGGTGCTATATCATTTGACTTCTCAGGGTTCAATAAACTTATGAGGTTCCAATCAGATAGTAGTTGTACAATTCTATTCCTTCTCTGTACATCATTAGTGCTAAGATTTGCTCTCTTTCCATCAAGGGCAAACAATTCTTTGAAGTGCACGATATAATACTTACCTTGCTTGTGCAAGATATGACATGACTGATATAATTTCTTCTCTTTCCTTGATGCTACACCAATTCTTGTAAGAGTTTCTCTTACCTTTAGGAAATCATCTGGTTCTGACAGAGTTACCTCTACCATCTTGTCAGGTGACCAGTCGAATTCTGGTTCTGCCCCACTCATTGCAATCCTCCAACGTTCAGTTTGCTTTTAATAAATTCAATTTGTTCTTCGGATAGAAGTGGGAGAACTTGTCTTGCTTTTTCATTACTATAACCATAGTATTTCTTGATGCAATCAAGATTACTCAACTCTTCCTTTCTAAGCCAAGGAGAATACCTTTTCTTAGATCTCACAGTATTTAGATAAAAGTCATATTGCAACTTCTTGTCAAGGTGCCAGTTTATATTCATCTCATTGGCAAACAAGACTATATCTAAGAAAGATGCCATGAATTTATTGGTAATGAACGGCAGATATTTCCTTTCTAACTCAGGATCTTCATCAATAATGTTTTTCTTAGACACGTAGATGGAATCTAGGAAACTATTGAGAACATTTTTACTTTTCTTACTAGCTGCCAAAGATCTTCTCCTTCATTTTAGGTGTCCAGTTATCATAATAACCTGTTTTCTGTAATTCTGCTCTCTTTCTTAATAAATCTTTCCGATCCTGTACAATGATTGCTGTCATACCACTATTCAACCTCACACCTGCTACTTCTTCTACAGAATCTGGATGCTCATCGTAGAATATAAGGTCAGGTCTTCTCTTTTTATACATGCTGACTATATTTACAAGCATTTTTAGAGATGGTAACTGAGGATAGTCAAAATAAAATATCATTACCTTCTCATCTACATTTTCTATATCTTTTTCAAACTGATTATAGTTTACAAATTTTTTTACAACTACATTATTCTCTTTCCATGCCTTCTTAGCATAGGGACATGGTGGTAAATCACCAAATGCTTCACTTGGTGTGCTTAGAAGTTCAAGAACCCATTTTTCTACCGTCTGGTCGAATAATGATTTGGTTGTTTTCATAATCAGGAATGAATTCTAGGTGTGTGTCGTGTGACCACATGAGTTCTTCGTACAGACCACTCAGTCGTTGCATGTCTTGCCAAAGATCGTTTGGTTTATCAGGCATAATTCAGTAGAACTAACTCCTTTCTATCTTTTTGTGCTTTAGTATAGGTGGTAGTTGATCTCATGGTGTATGTATGATCATATTCTACTGCTTTCCATGTAGAAAATCTATCTCTGACTAACTGTGATGAGTTATAACTGACCATGCAGTCATGATTAGTCGCTTCACATGCCTTTGCAAACTTACCGTGCATAAAATACTTGTGCATAGATCCCTTTTTACCATAAAGGTTTGATCCTATCTCGTATGGTGGGTCAAGATATACAAATGCACCCTCATCCATTTGATCATCACCAAGCAATTCTTCGTAAGATAAGTTAGTTATCTTCCATTCCTTTATCAATCCCATATAATCTGACAGTTTTCCTATCCCATTCATAGAAAAATTACTCTCAGATGCCTGTGCAGAGAAGGATGATGCTTCACTGAGACCACTGAAGGAGCATTTGTTTAGAATATAGAATAAAATTGCCTTGTCTAGACCACTCTTTGTCTTGTCTGTGATAGTTTCTTTAGATTCGACAAACAATTCTCTAGCAGAATCTCTGTCAGGATGTTTGTTCTTGAGGTCTGTCAATCTTTCTTGCATAACATCACCACACAACTGCAAATGTGTCCAAAAATTATACAAAGGTTCGTACAAATCGTTTACCCAGACAGAGATGTCAGGATATTGTTTCGTAACCCACAATGCAACAGACCCACCACCTAGAAATGGTTCACGATACTCTAAGTAATTTGACAAGTCAGGCATGACCTGACTCATTTTTGTGACTGCTCTACTCTTACCGCCAGGATAACGCAGGGGTGTTTTCAAGTTCTTCATGAATGTAGTCTTCAATTGTTTTACGAGGGAACCAGTTCAAGGCAACTGCTGCTTTGTATACTGATGCAAGTGTTTCTCTTGCTTCACCAGGTCTTTCTGGTATGTATTCTACCTCTCCTCCGATCATGTTAGCAAGATCTATGACAGAAGTATTTTTACCTGTGCCTATGTTGATCTCTATACCAGAGAAGTTACACAGCATAGCATCTATGTTTGCTTCAACAACATCACTAACGTGAGTAAAGTCTCTGCGTTGTAAACCATCACCTACTACAGTAAGTGGTTTACCTGCCTTCTTCTGTTCTAAGAAGAGACCAACCACAGGAGCATATAGACCTTTGAGTGGTTGACGATCACCATATACATTGAAGTATCTTAGTGTTAGAGTTCTAAGACCAAATAAGTTATGGTACATCTGACACATAATCTCTGCTGATCTTTTACTAGCAGAGTAATGGTTCAGACAATCGGTTGGCATACTCTCTTCCAGTGGTGGTTCGTTCCTCAAACCATAGAGAGATGACGTGGATGAGTTGATAAACCTCCTCACACCCCATTTTCTTGCACACTCCAACATGTTGACAGTGCCTTGGATATTTGTATCAAGGCATGCCTGTGGATTTTGCATAGCAACTTGTATTCTACTGAATGCTGCTAGATGGAAGACGGTATCCACACCCTCAAATAGAGGATAGCAAGCATCCATGTCACGGATATCAAAAGAATGATACTCAGCGAGTGGGTTGTTATAAAATTTTTCATTAGATACAGCAGACTCGTTGTCGATTACAACGACCTCATTGTTTTCATTTTGGCATAGTCTATCTACTATGTGGGAACCGATAAAACCCGATCCTCCAGTTACTAGGCATTTAGTCATCGTGATCATCCCATGGGTCTGTTAGATTTTGATTGAAAAAGAATGTTTTCGCCACTCCATATCCTGTTATCAACAGAAGAATAACAAGTATAGATATACCCAACGTAAGGTTAGGGTCTAATGTAAGGTGTGGTATAAGTGTGTCGTTACACCTAGCGATCTTGTCAGGATCATTCCACGTACCAGGCAATGTATACACTGGTGGACAGGCAATAAAGGTCATTTGAATTCGCAGTTGCACATTATTTCAGTCATCGCTGCTAATAGATTTATCTCTTGGTCAGCAGCAAAGGCAGATTGGTATTGGTATTTTGCAATAACCATTACTGCCTCTGGTATAGACTGTGGTTTCATATGTTCGTATAAAGAATCATATACACTTCTAAGTATAGCATTAGTATCGTTATCTAGGTTCTGAACTATCCATTTCCTGACATTTGGAAACTCTTTCTTCTTTAGATATGTTACTAACTCTTTGATGTGTGAGTCAGATATAGTTACAAGTATGCCTGTATCTATCTCACCACCTGCAGAATATCTTTGACACTCGTTGAGTACACGTCTCCAATCGGGGAAGTGTTTTCTTATAAGTTCTGCTACAACTTTCTTATCACCTACAACATTCTCTTTCTCTAGTATCTGATTTATTCTTGTAAAGAACTGTGCTGCGATAGATGCTTTATCCTGTCTGCCGATACTAAAGTCCACAACAGAGAACCTACTATGGAGTGGTTCAATGATTTTGTTTTTGTAATTACATGTGAAGATAAATCTACAGTTCTTGTAGTATTCCTCAATATTCGCTCTAAGACAGAGTTGTACATCGGAAGTGGTATTGTCTGCTTCGTCAATGATGATGACTTTATGTTTGTTAGTGCTCGTGAGAGAGACCGTGGTAGCAAAGTTTTTGACATGAAGACGAACTGTCTCCAAGAATCTACCTTCATCAGAACCGTTGATAACATAGTACTCACAACCTAACTCCTCACATAGTGCTCTTGCTATTGTAGTTTTACCAATACCTGGCGGTCCTGACAACAACAAGTTAGGTATCTCACCTTGAGATATAAACTCCTTGAAGTTATTTTTGATCCTGTCAGGAAGGATACATTCATCAACTGTCTTGGGTCTGTATTTTTCAACCCATATAAAATCACTCATTTAGTTTTTTGATTTGGAAGAGGTTGGATTTCTGATACTTCTTGATCTTCTTATACTGCTTCGCTATTCTAGCAACCTCACTTTGGTTGATGTGAAATCTTTTCTTTGGTTCTGAGTTCATGCCTTCTTACTCTGCTCATAAAGATAGATAACGGATAGTGAGAACACTACCCAGAAGGTCACTTCGAGTCCGTAATGATTCATGAGTCTGTCTCGTATGTTGAGTCAGGTTCTAGTGCTATGAAGTATGTAATATTATAGTCTGGACTATAGAATCTAGCAAGGTTGTTCTTAGATATAGCAACCTCATAGTTTGCTTCAAGAAGTTTGATGTTCTCTATCTTGAAGTTGAATGAAAATATTTTCTTACTCTCGTTGACAACGATAGCAAACTCGTTAGATGTTTCGTTCTTTCTTTCACTGACAACCATCTTTACAACACCACCATCACCAACTACAGATAGGTCAGGCAACTGTAGAACAGAAGATGACTTCATTATCTTTCTGTATTGTTCTGATGGAAGGTTGAAAGTGACAAACTCATCTGGTAGAGTCATCTCTTTCTCTGGTGGTGCAATGATTACACTAGGGTCAGAGAAAAAGTATTTCGACCTTTGATGGAATTGATATGCACCCGATGATTTTATTGCAGCAAAACTGTCATTAGAAGATACATCTATATCTGCATCCTTATATAAATCTACTGTGTTTAAAAATTGTGGTAAGTCGTATATTGCAAAATCTTTTGGAACATACTCTGCAATGTCTGCCTCTGCTAAGACATTTTTCATAGGAGAGATTGTTCGTAATCTCTTTCCTTCTTTGAAAGACAGAGACTGATTGATAGTCGTAAAGTTCTGTAGAATCTTTAGTGTCTTGTCTGTCAATTTCATACTAGGTCTCAATTTCATGATAAAAATGTGTTACCTAGATCATAGCATATTACTTAATATGTTGCAACTGTTGAACTACACTCTCTGTTTGTATAGGTGGAACGTCGTTCAATCCATTGGCATCAAACCAAGGAGCACTCTCCCAATCAAACCCTTCTCCAAATGTATTGTCTGCTTCTGCAACATACCAATGGCATGATGCGTCTGGAATATCTACTGCACATACTGCCCAGTCATCTGTCCACTGTGGAACTTGAACCCATATCACAGGTTCTTTGTCCATAGCATATGCTGTTTGACTTACTCCGAATAGTAATACAAAAGCGAACGTCCAACAAAAAATTCTTCTTATCATCCTAGTAATCCTACTGACCCTGCTGAAATACCTACAGTCAGGAAGAATACGAATTCAAAAATGGGCATAAACCCTGCATTCTTTAGTAAAAATTGAGTCATTTGACCTTGTGCTCCTCAGGTTTGGTTATGAAAATACGAACGGTAGTCCGTTGACTGCAGTAAATGCTACTGCACATGCGAATGTTAATGTGTAAATCATTATGCTCCTTGGTATACTGGTGTCATTACCCCACCTTCGGGATCGTCATCGTCATCATCACTTGATGCTCTCAAAAACAACTCTACACCCACTAATAGTGCCACTGGATAAAAACACCAGAGTATTGCTGTAAAAGGTGAGATGATTGATGCTTCAGCGATCATACGAATACGTTAGTAGTTGTGCTTGCAATCACTGCTAACATAAAAATGTATGGTACCACTTTGAATGGAACTGGTTGTCTCTTTACGGAGTTCATTAGACGAAACCAGGAATGATTTGTCCTGTTGTTAGGTAAGCACCGATTGCTGCTACTAAACCTATCATTGCGAATCTACCGTTGATAGTTTCTGCAACTTGCTTTTCTTTTTCAACTGTCTTTGTTTTGTTTGACATTAGAATATACCTGGTATAATGTTTCCTGTTGTTGCGTATGAACCTACTGCTGCTACGAATCCTAGCATTGCCATCCATCCGTTAAATCTTTCTGCTTCTGGTGTCATGAGTTTGTACCTTTTGTTGATTGTGAATTGTGAAATGATCTTCATTTTAGAAGAAAC